GCCCCTGAAGCCGCACCCGCGCCTGCTCCGGCACCTGCGCCGGCACCGGCCGGGGCGCCCGCCCCCGCGCCCGGTTTCGGGCCCGATGCCCCGACGACGCAGGACTTCATGTACCCGTCGATCAGCAACGGCTGCCTCAAGGACGGCGGAAACGTTCTGGCGACCGCGATTTCGGTGGCCGGCCCGGCCACGATCCCCCTGCCCGGCCCGAAAGCCGGCCAGACCGCCTATGTGTTCACCGCGATCGGTACACCGGGCCCGGCCGCCGAGCAGAAGCTGCCGCTCAACGTCACCTGGGTCAACCTGACCACCGGAAAGTCCGGCAGTGCGACGCTTCAACCGCGCTCGGACATCAACCCTGAAGGACCGACCACGCTGACCGCGATCGCCGACACCGGCTCCGGCAGCATCATGTCGACGATCTTCGGACAGGTCACGACCACCGAGAAGCAGTGCCAGTTCATGCCCACCATCGGTTCCACGGTGGTGCCCTGACCACACCGAATAAATGGGGAAACGAAATTCCCGGTCGCTGGCCCTCTTGTTGGCCGGCGACCGGGAATTTTGTGTGGGCCTAGTAGGCCATGAAGAGGATCATCTCGCGGTCGTACTCGCGCCCGGGGTGCTGCTGCGCCAGATGCGCCTGAGCCTTCTCAACCAGGTCGTCTTCATCGGTGCCGCTGATCGCTTCTCCACACGGGCAGTTCAGATGTGTCTTCGCCATATGTTCACCATCGCATAGGTAGCCCAGCTTTCAACCCCGAGTGTGCACACAGATCGCGATTTCGCCGCGAAACGCGATCTCAGCGCACGCTCGACGCGGAAATCAGCTCTTGGACTTGGCTTCTTTCGCGGCGGCCTTCATCTGCTTCTTGTAGGTGCGGACCTTCTGCAACGATCCCGGGTCCACCACGTCGGCCACCGACATGAAGCTGCCCGCGGCGCCGTAATCCCCTGCGGCCTCCCGCCAGCCCGCCGGCGTCACCCCGTACTGCTTGCCCAACAGCGCCAAGAAGATCCGGGCTTTCTGGTCACCGAACCCCGGCAACCGCTTGAGCCGGCGCAGCACCTCTTTGCCGTCGGGGTCACCACCGGTCCACAGTGCCGTCACATCGCCGTCGTACTCGTCGACGATGGCTCGCGCGAGGTCCTGCACCCGCTTGCCCATCGACCCCGGAAACCGGTGGATGGCAGGGGTTTGCGACACCAGCTCGATGAACGCGTCGGGGTTGTAATCGGCGATCTCTCTGGCGTCGACGCCACCGAGACGGTCGGCGATCTTCTTGGGCCCGCCGAATGCGACCTCCATCGGAATCTGCTGAGAGGTGACAACACGATTACGAGCGAGTCGGTCAGCGATCTTCTTGGGGCCTGCGAAAGCGACCTCTAGGGGTATCTGCTGGTCAAGGCACATGCCGATGAGCAGGGCGAACGGGTTAGCCGACAGCAGAGCGTCGGCCTCGGGATCCTGAGCCAGACACAGATTCGGAGTCACTAGTCACCTCTCGCAGACAGCGGACTACCGTCCGCGTTACACCACAGAGGAGAGCGTAGAACGTGATCGACTGCAGCATCTGCACCGTGCCGACCGACAACACCGAGGTGTGCGACTTCTGCCTGACCTACGAGCCGCCCACCGATGGGAGCTTGCTGGTCGACCGCCCGTTCTGGTTGGTCGCCCAGGGGGACGCCTCCAGCGTCCACGTCTACCGGTCGCCTCTGGTGAAACCGGGCAAGAGGATGTTCGAGCCGGTTGCCGAGTACATCGCAGAGCACGGCCTGAGCCTGGTCTACGCCGAGACCGACGAGGATCCCGAGTGGATCCACGGCAAGAGGATCCGCGAGATCTACTCCTGAGCCATACGTCGGTTCAACCGACACAAGCCCCAACCGACCAGGCCCCGCCATCGTGCGGGGCGTTGTCGTTTCTGAGCCACGGCAGTTCACCGTACATTGGCTCTGACCAGCGGTTTTATCGGGTAACGCCTTCCTACCTAGTGAGGGGCCCGAGCAAGTAACGCGTACTTACCTAGTGAGGGCCTCGGCAAGTGTCAGGTACTTATCTAGTGAGGGGCCTGCCCGCAGACGCCTTCCTACATATGGAGGGCGACAAATACTCACCTTCCTACCTAGTGAGGGACTGAAGGCACGCGGGTGATTCCGATCACAAATCGTCGGAATCGCCTGAGAAATACACCTTCCTACCCATTGAAGGGGTACGCCGCAGCGCCTGGCTGCGAAAGTGTCACCTTCCTACATAGTGAGGGGCAATTGCCTCTCCCCAGACTTGCGAGCTGCTCGGCGGATTGACTCCCCGCCAGATGCGCCGCAGGACAGCGGTCGGCCCTTCCTTTTTCCACCGACCGCGAGACTTCCCGCTGGATCAACTTTGCGGTCTGCACCAGCGGTAGGCCGTCCGTGGGGACGGACGGATAAGGGACGCCTAGCCAGCCGTCCCGAAGGATCGGGATCCCCCCGGTCTGTCTATGAGTACGTCGTCTAAGCCCGACGTGACAGACCGGGGGTTTCTCCCCCAAGCTTCGCCAGAAACGGCCAAAACCGTTCTGGCTCTTTTTGTTTGACCTAAACCATGCGAACGCATGGCACAACAGAGAGGAGGGCACATGCCCGCCAACCAGTGCCCTCAGGGGCACGAGATCCGATCAGCCGCCGACCGCGACGGCCAGGGCTATTGCAAGCGATGCAAGGCCGACAACGACAAACGCCGCCGAGTCGGCAAAGAGGCTGCCCTGATGGTCGTCAGAGCGTTCGAGGCGGCTGGAGTCCGGTTCGAGAACGACGGCATACCCGTCGAACCGGCCGAAGCAGCTCGCCAGCTCGGCGAACTGTGGGCGGATGGATATTTCGAGACAACGCAACCGCACTAAAGCGGTTGTGACACAAAGGAAAAGGGAAAAAGAATGACCGATAACGCTGTGGAAGTTTTCAACTTTGCCCAGGTCGGAGCCAATGTACGTACGTTGGAGATCGACGGAGAGCCGTGGTTTGTGGCCAAGGACGTTTGTGCCGTGCTCGGCTACAACCACACGCCGAGCGCCATCCGCCGACTGGATGAAGACGAATATGCCCAGTTCACGCCCAATGTACGTCGGAGCGGCCCCCCTCAGAGGCCGATGACCATCGTCAGCGAGTCGGGTCTGTACTCGCTCATCTTGTGGAGCCGCAAGCCTGAGGCCGAGGCATTCAAGAATTGGGTCTGCGACGTGGTGTTGCCAACCATCCGCAAGACCGGTGCTTTCTTCACCCAGAAAGCCGCAATGAGCTTGGAAGAGCTCTACCGAACCGATCCCGACGCGGCGCTGGCCAGGCTGGTCGAGATCGCCCAGGTGGCTCAGGAGGCCCGAGCCAAGCTGAACGACGGCGCAAACATGCAGGTCAGCGCCAATGTACGTCCAAACGCTATCGAGCGTTGACCTGAGACTGACCGAGCCCGAGAGGGCTCGGTCCCACATCCGCCCAGGTGGCGCTGTAACGAGAGAGAAACCACATGAAGCTTCACGAACTACCCGACGAGTGGCGACACAGGATCTGCAACCTCCGCGAGGAGAACGCAGCACTCCGACGGGACTCCGGGAAACTAGACGCGCTGCCGCCGAGCTGGCAACGCGAGGTGACCCAACTGCGCCGCGAGGTCAGCAAGATGCGGACCCAGCGCAACGAGGCACGCGCCGAGCTGGAGGCTCTCCGCTCCGAGCTGCCCGCTCGCAATGCCTGAGTTCACTGGAAAATTCGACTTCTACCGAGCACTTGCTGGCGCGGATCTGACAGACGCCGAGTTCCGCCTCCTGGTCCTGATGGCCAATTACGCGGACGGAACGACCGGCAAGCGGATCCGGCAGAGCTTCGGGAATCTGGCCGCTGATCTTGGCAAGAACGTCAAGACCGTCAAGCGGACGGTCCCCCGGCTGATCGCCAAGGATTGGCTGTACCTAGTCGAGAAGCGGCCCGGTACCTCTGACGAGTACGGGCTGTCGGTACCGACCGGGGACACTCAGATGTCCCCGGTGACATCCGAGGACCGAGGACACTCAGATGTCCCCACTACCGGGGACATTTCAGAGGGGGGTGGGGACACTCAGATGTCCCCGCACCGGGGACACCCAGATGTCCCCCGATCAGATCAGATCAGATCACTGGATCAGACCAGTGATCAGGAGACCCCTACAGGGTCTCTTGCGGTTGCGGTTGAACACCCAACTGCAGAGGGCCAGCCCTCGGGGGCTGAGCCCGAGGAATGGAGGCCTGAGGGCCTCTCTGAACCTGCATCCGCAGGTTCTAGCGCCGTGCGGATGCACGGCTTAGGGGATCCGTTCGCCAGCCAGCCCGCATGGCTGGCCGACTCAAGGCAGCACGCGGAACGAGCTGCCGAATACCTGGAACCCGCAACCGCTGGAGGCCCACCGGCCCCCGCGTGGGATTAGCTGGCGAAGCTCGCCGGCCAACCCATAACCCCAGTACCGAGGCCCCGACCAACACCGGGGCCTTTTTGCTGCCCAGATCAGGGCAGCTCAACCAAGTGAAAAGGGAACACATGAACGAACTAGAGCAAGCCGTCCTGGACGCCGCCGATCACGGCGGAGCACCGGCCAAGGTCTGGCACGTCGGCGCAGACGCCGCCGTCAGCCTCAGCGGAGGCACCGGCCACCCATACGACGGCATGACCGTCACCCACTGGAGCGTCGACTGATGAGCTGGGAACGTCCCCAGACGTTCGCCGATTGGTGGCAGCTCTGCGGCCAGCCCTACGAGGCTGCCGTGATCGCCAACGGCGGCACGCCGTGGGTCGAGGATCCCGAGAAGCGAGCCGCGACAGCCGAGAGTCTCGGCCTGCCAGCCGATACCGACCCGATGGAGCTACGCCGCGCTCTATGGGAGCGCCGCAACAAGAGGAGCACCGCAGCATGACCGAACCACAGCACGACGTCTCAAACACCGGCCCAGCGTCGACGGAGACGCACGAAACCGACCAGAGTGGTACGTCCGTACCACCTGAAGCGGAGAACGCCTCTCAGGGCAACAGAGAGGAGCGGTTCCGCAAGGAGCGCAACGAGGCCCGTGACGCGTTGGCTACAGCCGAGGAGCGTATCCAGCGGATGCAGCGCGCCGAGGTCGAACGACTGGCGAGCGAGCATCTGGCTGTTGGTGGAGATCTGTTCTTGAACGGCAACGACGTTGCTTCGTACGTCGATGAGGAGACGGGTGAGGTAGACGCCGAGCGTGTTGCCGAGGATGCCCGGTTGCTGATCTCCGAGCGTCCCCGACTCGGCAAGCCTCCTCGCGGGTTCGACCCGTCACAAGGCACCGGAGGCAGGCCGCAGCCGAAGCCTGAGATTTCGTTCGCAACGATGATCTTCGACGCAGTCGAGCAGCACACCAAGATCTCGTAGTTCTTGAGTGCGATCTAGTCGCCGTAGGCGTACTCGCGCTCGCAGTTAGGGCCGTATGGCCCAACGGATTTGGGCCGTAGGCCGATCCGCTGTCAATGAATCAATCAGGGCCTCTGACACCGAGTCAGGGGCCTTACTTATGTCCATAGGAGGACACAAAGCATGACCGTTATGAACTCCAATCTCGCCGCCGCCTGGACCCCCGAGGACTACGGCAAGGCCATCGATCTCGTCGTGGACGCCGAGTCCATCGCGTTCCTGGTCGCGACCGTGACCAACACCGACAAGCAGACCATCCGGTTCCCAATCCTGGTCGACGACGCCGCGACCGGCTGGGTTCCCGAGAAGGGCACCATTCCGCTGACCGATCCCGAGACCGACGAGGTTGTCGTCACCCCGACCAAGGTTGCCGGTCGTACCGAGCTGTCGAACGAGTCCGTGATGGACTCCGACCCCGAGGTCTTGGACGAGACCGCTAAGGGTCTCGGCCGCAGCATCGCTAAGCGGATCGACGCCGCGTTCTTCGGCGACACAGTGACCAACGGCCCGAGCGGTCTGCTCTCGCTGACTGCGGCCCAGGTGGTCAACGCTGGCACGTTCGACAACCTGGATCCGTTCCACGATGCGAAGCTGGCCGCGTTCAACAACAGCGCCGAGCTGACGCACTTCATCCTGGCCCCCGATGTCGCCAACACCCTTGCCAAGGTCAAGACCGCCAGCGGCTCGAACGCTGGCTTGCTGGAGACCGTTGACGACGGGATCCGCCTGGCCGGTATTCCGGTGTATGTCTCGCGTGCTGTCGCTGCGGGCAACGCCTGGGGCGTGGACAAGCGTCAGATCCGCACCGTTCGCCGCCTCGGTACGACCATCGTCGCTGACGGCTCCGCGTCGTTCGACTCCGACGCCACGCAGCTCCGCGCTACCTCTCGCGTCGGCTTCGGGTTCGCAAACCCGGCTGGCATCGTGCGCCTGTACGACGCCGCCTGATCGCGTGAGAGCGGTTGAAAGGCCCGGACTTAGAACCTCCGGGCCTTTCGGCCATCTCCAGGGCGTAGGCCCCACTCGCGTTCAATCCGGTCTACTTCATCTGCGAGGTAGTTCTTTAAAGCTCGGGGGGTGCCGCCGCCTATCGACGTGTTGTTTTGCTCGCTGGTGCGTCGGTGGTGCTCGGAGAGATGCGGCCGAAGGGTCTCGTACCACGGCGTGCGAAAGTACCGGCTCGTCTTTTGGATCAGGTAATCCTCAGGGAAACCGTCGACATCTGACCCCTCGTCGTCAATCGACGCGACACCGGCACGCCACGACTCGATGAGATCGCGCATGTGCTTGCGGTCCTCACGTCTCCGCTCAATGCCCCAGTTGACCCACGGAGCGATCACCGAGCCGAGCGTTCCAGTCGCAAGCCCCGCAGCACCGCCGATGATTGCCGCCCAAACTTCCGAGGCCATAGCCAACCCCCTCTAGTCGCTGGCTAGACCTCAACCGTAGCTAGGAGATCCGACCCACCGATGAACGACACGACGCACGCCCCGAGCAAGCGCCGCCCCCGGCGCAAACTGGTGCGACCACGTAGCGAGATCTGCCGCCGCGAGGGCTGCGGTAGGCCCGTGACAATCCCCGACCGGGCCTATTGCACCGGCCTTTGCCGACTGGTCGACCGCGAGCAAGACAAGGCTCAGCGGGTGTGCTCGGCGATAGGCGAGAGCCCCGCAACGACAGAACTGTGGATCTCGTTGGTTGAGGTGTCCGACACCTTGAGCAGATACCTAGCCGCAGAGGACGAGCTGAAAGCGGCTGCTCTCTCGGTTGGGATCGCAGACCAACGCTGGCAGGCGATCAGGGAAGGCCGGTAGGGCTCGCGTCGTAGACGCTGTGCGGGGCCTGGCACCGTGTATCTGCTGCTCAGTCCGTAACCGGTATAGCCCTGTAGGGCGGTATGTCCTGGGCGATGCACACAATCCCGTGCTCATCCATCCACGCGGCCACAGCCTCGCGTTGATCCTGGTCAGTGGGTCGTTCGTCCTGATCGTCGTCATGCTCAGGCTCAGGCATAGGTGCATCCTCATCGATGAGGCAGACAAGCACAAGACCGCTGTTAGCTGATCAAGCTCGCCGGCCCGGGGGTCACCACAGGTAGATCGACTGATGCGCCTCTGACGAGGGTTAGCTGACAGACCCCCCACCCCCCAGGGGGGTTGCCCCCTCCCCCCGGTCTCTCGACCGGTCGGTTATGCGGGTGAGGAATCCTGCGAAACATTTTCTTGATTTTTACGTGACGCCCTGATCAAGGGCACTTTTTGCCCCTTGAAAGGAGGCGCATGAAGCTACGAAAGCCAACCGGCCTCAAGGCTGCGGGCACTCGTCTGTGGGAGCGGGTGACCGAGGTCTATGACATGGACGACTTCCCAGACCGGATAGAGCTGCTGACACACGCTTGCCGCGTGGCCGATCTGATCGCCCAGCTCGACCGCGAGGCGGCCAAGTCGCCGCTTGTGGTCCTGGGCTCCGCACGACAAAAGACCATCAACCCACTGATCTCAGAGGCCAGATTCCAACGTGGATTGCTGGTGTCTCTGCTCACCAAGCTCGGGTTCGTAGACGAGGAGGTCTGAGGCAGATGCCACGGATCAAGACCAAGAAGCGACGGAGATCGGCCCCGAAGGCCGCAGCCAACAAGACAGCGGGCGGCTACCTAGTCGAGAAGCTCAAGGAGCGGTTCGGCTGGAGGCCGAGCACCAGGCCGTTCCACACAACCGCCAAACGTGAATGTGGCGGTTGCCGACGAGTGCTGACCGGTGACCGATTCGACGTGCCGGTTACACCCGGCAGACCCGACCTCAACAAGTGCAAGGAGTGCATCTGATGGCACCGAACGAAACCAAGCTGAGCATCCGCCCCCCGGCGGTCTACTTTCCGCCTCCGCTGCACGAGTACGACGCCATCGCGACGTACCGCCACGGCAGTTGGCGCGGAGCTGGCTTCAGCCGCAGCACTCGCCGCCGCAATCGGCCCCAGGTGGACGCATGACCTACGCAACCGCGGCAGACGTTCAGACCCTCTACGGTCGGACGCTGGAGCCTGAAGAGACGGCGCTGGTGGAGCGCCGACTGGCTCAGGTGGAGCGAATGATCCTCCGCAGGGTGCCGGATCTGGCCGGCCAAACCGAGGCAGGCCAGATCGACCCCGACGACGTGCGAGACATCGAGGCCGAGGCCGTGCTGAGAGTGATCCGCAACCCCGAGGGCCTCCGGTCGGAGAATGACGGCCAGTACGGCTACGAGCGGTCGGCTGAGGCAGCCGACAACCGGCTGAGGATCCTGCCCGAGGAATGGCAGACGCTCGGCATCCGACCGAGCCGGATGTTCTCCGTCGGCCCCGGTGTCCGCAGCAACTGGGACGGGCGGCTGGTGTCGCTGTGAGCCTCCTCAACCGCCCTACCGATGTCGTGACCGTGTTCGAGGAGACCGCCGTCACCGACTCTGACGGCAACACCGTGACCAAACCCTCTGCGGTAGGAGTCATCTGCAAGGCCGTCGTTCGGCCGCTGTCGTCCACCGAGGACGACGGGGGCACCACGACCAAGTACCGGTTACGCCTGGTCGGCTGGCACGGTGACCAGCTCGGCGCACAGAGCGCCGTGGAATGGAACGGCAAGAGGTACGCCGTCGACGGAGATCCGTTGATCTACAACGGCAGCCGCCGAACGGCCCGCGTCGAGTACCGGATGGTGCGTAATTGATGTGGCGCGTCGCTCGGCTCGCCTACCATTTGCATGTGGCAACCCTCAACAGTCCTCGCCAGACGACGGTGCGACAGCTATTCGCTCTATCGATGAATCGTTGCGCCTTCCCAAGTTGTTCGACTCCAATAGTGATGCCAGACTCTGGGACCATCGTCGGCGAGGTCTGCCACATCCGGGCACAAAACCCCGAAGGCCCACGCTATGACTCCAACCAGTCGGACGAGGAACGGCACGGCTTCGAGAACCTCGTTCTGATGTGCGGTGTCCACCACAAAATCATCGATGCACGGGAAAACGCTCAGACTTATACTGTAGAGGCGCTTATTGAAATTAAGAGCTCACACGAGCAAGCGGCGCGAGAGTCGGGTGATATACCCGACGCCCCTCCGAGCGTAATCGCAGCGTTGACATTGACGGCGACGGTCTACGAATCCGGCGCAACTCACATGGATTTCAGCAACGCCGTATTCAAAGTCGGCGGCGAGGGCGGCCTACTAGCTGGACAAGGCGGCCAGGGTGGCGTTCTTAAGATCGTGGGAATGAGCTTGCCCCCATCCGTAATCGAAGAGATGGGAATCGACGGGAGAGGTGGAGATGGTCGAGCACCTGGGGCTGGTGGTGGTGGCGGCGGCGCCATAATTTTCGAAGGTCGGTCCGCCACAAATTCCGATATTGCAGACGGACTCAAAGTACCGCTATTCTTCCCGGCAAGTAGCTGCGAATCTAATCCGAATGGTTTGCTGTATGCCTTAGGTTTCGGGTGGAGCCATTGTGGCGTCCTCGGCTTGCCCTGGGAAATCAGGCTGGATATTGGCGCTTTGGTGGAAGTTGGAACGATCGAGGCCAATACATTGTTGCGCCTTGAAATCACCGCACGGGATCCTTCAGGCGCCGACCTAGCGTTGGGCACGGTAGACGTACCAGTGCACACCACCCGTGATCTAATAAACAGGACGGCAATATCTCGATCTGTAAATTTGGTTGCTCAGAGTGAAGGCATTTACGAGCTTGGAATCCGCTCGGGCGAATTCGATCTGGCCCGATTTCCATTCGAGGTGAGACTTATGACGGAGCCGCCTCGTAATACCCTTTCGTAGCTCGGTCATAAGGTATGCGACCGGTCGAAGTAGCTCCGCTCCCCCTTGCGGCACAGCACATACCGCAGACCGGCATCCAGGTAGAGCTGCCGACGCTCCGACTCGTCGGCTGCCTTCCACGCCTCCGCCTTGGTCTGGCCGGTCTCCTCGGTCGTCCAGCCAGCCGCCCGAGCTGGCATAACCGCGAGCTGGTCGCGCTTGGCCGTCTGAGCCTTCAACCGCTCCAGCCATTGCCGCTGGTCCTCGTCGGTCGTCAACAGACCGGCGTCGGACTCCATACGGAGCCGGTCAATCGTTGCTTTGACCTGCTCCAGCTCGGCTGAGTGATCCTCCCCCGGCACGAACACGCGCCGTGTCATCGGCTCATCACCTCTGGTGAAGCCGAACTCATGCGCTAGCTGAAATTCAACGTCGTCAGCCCGAGCCGATACCCCGTTGCAGTTCAACGGAGTTCGACCACACCGGTACGAACGCCATTCCCCCATCTCACCGCTTGCGAGCTTCCTACGGGTGATCTGCTGAGCCAACGAGGCCCCACAGATGCCCTCGGTTACTCCACACGCTGGGCAGCCGGTGCAACCGCAGACGGCCACACCCAGAACGGGATTCTTGGTCTTGCTCGGCGTCCGCTGGCCGATCTTGCGGCGCTGGGCAGCGTCCTGAATCTGCTTCCAGGTATCGGCGTCGAACGTCGGAGGCCCGAGCCGGATCGGCTCCCCCTCGGCGTCGAGCACGGTCATAGCGTGCTTGCCGCGACCGGTCATCTTGAGGCCCTGAGTCCTCGGAGAGGTCAGCCCGTCGATTACGACGTTGACCGTCCACGGTCGGGCCTTGGCAGGCTTGCCAGCCAAAACGCGGGCTCTGTCCATATTCGTCAGAGCGGCTGAGTCTCGGCACTCGCAGCCGGTGACATGCCTACGGCCACACCGAGGATCCGCGTACGGCTCGTTCAGCCACGCGGCAATGCGGATGAAGCTCCAGCCGTCCAACAGACGGCGGGCCATCGAATGGAGCAGAGCCTTGCCGGTCTCGTCGGTGTCGAGCCCCTTGCCCTTACCGCTCGGATGGTCGACCACCTTGAACCCCAGCGGAGGCACGCCTGATGCCCACCGATCCATCTGCCTGAGCACCCGGTGTGCGTCCTGCGCTCTGGTCTTGAACCGGTTGAGTTCGAGCTGAGCGAAGAACGAACCGAGGTAGACGAATAGCTCGGCCATCATCTCGTCTATGCCCTTGACGGCCCCCGGCCTCTTAGGCAGGTAGTCCAGGACCAGCCCGTCGTCGGCGAACGCTACGACCTTGCGCCGTTCCTCGGCCCAGCGGGCGAAGTCGACACAGTGAGCCGTCGACCGAAACGCTCGGTCCATCTTCGACCAGACGATTACGTCCCACTTGGCAGCTCCCTCGTCAGTCAGCCACGGCCCGAGGTCTGGCCGATCCTCTGGCGGTTTCTCGGCTGACACGCCGAGATCCTCAAACGTCCCAACGATCTTGTAGCCCTTGGCCTCTGCCCACTTCTTGGCCGTCTCTAGCTGGGCGATGTGCGCGACCTTCTGCGGGCCCTGGACCACCGAAACGCGGGCCCCGACGAGGGCCCGAAGCTGCTGACTCATGGTTATCAGTGTATGGTCACCTGCTGGTCCAACAACATGCCCACCAAAAGCGCGAACGGGTTGGATTCCAGCAGAGCGTCGGCCTCGGGATCTTGGACCAGCTGCAGTTTTCCCACGTCGCCAGTCTAGGACCAGACCCGTTTTTGACGTCTGTGTCGGCGCGATGTGCGAATGTGTACGCGATAACCGGTGATGTGCCCATAGGAGATGGACATGAGACGCGTCGTTGCACCCCTTTTCGCGGCGGTGGTCACCGCGATTGCCTTGGCCGCCACCGCCAATGCGATCCCCGATCAGGGCACGCCGGATTTCGACAACTACATGCAGGGCCTGGACCGCAACGGCTTCCACCTGAACCCCGACACGGCCTGGCGCGTCGCCCACCAGGCGTGCATGGGCGGCATCCCGGGATACATCGGTTTGGAGCTGGCAGCCCAAGGTGTCATCGGCCCGGGATCCCAGGATCGGGTATTCGAGGTCGCCCGAAAGTACGCCTGCCCCGTGCAATAGGTGAGCTAGCTGCGGTTTCGCCGCACAGCCATCTAAGCCTCGATCCACCGATGAATTGCCTGTGTAGGTGGGTGTCGATATAAGGAAAGTGCCCCTTGAGCTGGGAGGATTGGTGTTCTCTACGCATCAATCAGGCCAGTTAAGAAAGGCACTTCCAGT